ATAAAGCTATATAACAAATGTATAACTGACCTAAACGGGTACGAGCGGTCACTCTATTAGCTAATGCGCCCTGACAGCTGTTTAAAAAAACAAAAAAGCCGTTTTAATCTGTATCCTGGTGAGAGAAACCACTATCGTTTTCAAGGCGCAAGTGGATCAGGCTACAGACTAAAACGGCTTCGTTATCTCTCACGACAACAATTAAATTGTGCCACCGTCTTTCCGGTGTGTCAAGGTCTAAAGCTAACCTGATGAAACACGACCCTTATCATTGATACGTTTCTGCTTGCTAAAGGCCTAATCAGTCTAATGCAACTCAGGCCAGATTTGTTGCCAGTTAGGGATTTCTTTTCTTGACCATTTGCCATCTGATTTTTTTTCAAGCTCGGCAGCCAGCAACACTAATTTATCGCTAGGCAAACCATTGTTGCGCCATTGCGATACAGCTGGTGGACTGACACGGCAGAGCTTGGCTACGGCAAATGTGCCACCTAATGTTTGGATGATTTCTGTTGTATTCATGTAGCAATCTTAACATTGGTTGTCAAAGAAACTCAAATAAATATTTAACCTTGAGTTTTCCGCTTGCGTTCTGTATTTAGATACCTTAATATCTATTTACTGACATACCCGTCAGGACAACATACAGGTGCATAAATGAAAGAACTAGCAAAAGCATTAGTCACGGCTCAGGCAGCAATGTCACACGCAGCCAAAGATAGTAAAAATCCACACTTTAAATCTGCATACTCTAGCCTAGCTAGTGTGATCGACGCTGTGCGGCCTGCTCTGTCCGCTAACGGTTTAGCCTTTGTGCAGATGTTGCATACGGCAGACGGTGGCGTGGCAGTCGAAACAGTCCTTATCCATGAATCAGGTGAGCAACTGTCTTGTGGCACGTTGTTTATTCCTGCAAGTAAACAAGATGCACAAGGCTACGGTTCAGCAATTTCGTATGCAAAACGCTACAGTTTGCAAAGTGCGCTTGGTATTGCGTCAGAAGATGATGACGGTAACTCAGCAGTTAAATCAGCGCCAGTTAAGGTTGTTGAGAAACCCAAAGGCATTGAGTTAGACAACACCGTCGCTCAAATGGCATCAGCGGTTAGTTACGAAAGCCTAAAGGACATATTTAGAGCAGCATGGACTATTTGTTTAAAAGAGCAACAGATTCCGTTGAAAGCTGCATACGATCAATTCAAAGCAAACTGGGAACAACAATAATGGCAAACGATCTTAACCGCTGCGAGTTCATTGGGCGCTTGGGCAAAGACCCTGAAGTACGCTACACCGTTGACTCTAATGCAATCTGTAATTTCTCAATTGCCGTGGGTTACAAGACCGCAACCAAAGAAACGACAGAATGGGTCAGGATCACGGCGTTTGGCAAGTTGGCAGGAATATGTGCCGACTACTTAAAGAAAGGCTCACAGGTCTTTGTAGCGGGTCGTATGACTACTCGCAAGTGGCAGAACAAAGATGGCGTGGATCAATACACAACTGAGGTGGTTGCTGACCAAATGCAGATGCTTGGTAATCGGCCTGCTGAAGATGCACCGCCAGTTGCTGCGCTTGCTAAACCGAAGTCTGACGCTTACAGGTCAATCAAAGAGGGGATTGTTGTGCCTCTTGATGAAATGATCGACGATGTGCCGTTCTGATGACGCAGACGGAGGAGGCAATACTAATTTCTTGGCGCATCCAGCAATGGTACGAAGGCATGGTTCTTGACGCTAGAGCCATGCAAGATTTGCAGGATGCAATCGAAATGCTTAAACAACTAGCTAAACAGGTGAAAAAATGAATAATGTAAACACAGGTGAAGAAGATATGACAATTCGGGATTACTTTGCTACGGCGGCATTATCTGGTTTATTACAATATTCCAACGATAGTTATGACAATGATGCTATTGCAGAATTAGCTTATCAGTTAGCAGACGCAATGATGGAGGCACGGAAATGATTATTAAATCAGCAGACTCAGAATCAGGTCATTGGTACGCAGCTGACGGTTCACCAGCGTACAAGATCATTGGCAAAAACGGCAAAGAACGCAACACAACTGTTCGGGACGCAAGGGAACTTGGGCTAGTTCCGTCGGTAACTACCATTCTTGGAATTATTGCAAAGCCTGGGCTTAACACTTGGCTGCAACAGCAAGTGCTACTGGCGGCGCTGACGTTGCCACGCATTGTTGGTGAAACCGAGGAAAACTGGCTAGAACGGGTGATGACCGACAGTAAGTCTACGGGTCGTGACGCTATGGACAGAGGTACGGCAATGCACGGCGTATTAGAGCGTTTTTATCGTGGCGAACATGATGATTATCCGTTTTATGTTGACCAAGTGGATGCGTCAATTAAAATTCACTTTGGGCATGACCAGACTTGGGAGGCAGAACGCTCGTTTGCATACGAAGGATTTGGCGGCAAAGTTGATTTGATTGCTGAAAACATCGTGATCGACTTTAAGAGCAAAGATAATCTCGACAAGGTTGTGCCGTATCACGAACAACTGATGCAATTGGCTGCCTACCGTGTCGGTCTTGGCAAGCCCACAGCTAGATGCGCCAACGTGTTCTTTACTGCTGAAGGTGATGTGAAACTGATCGAACATTCAGAGGATGATTTAGCCTCTGCATGGGATTGCTTTCAATATTTATTAGCGTTCTATAAGCGTAAAAACAACCTATAATAAATTGTCGGTGTTGTTCACTCCTTGTTCCATCGACCGCCCCTTAATTGGGGCGTTTTGTTGTAAAAATCCAAATAAATTAAAAATAATTGCAAAACTAGGGTAAACACCTATGCAATTATTGTTTAGATAGCTTAATATCTGTACATGGCAACAACGCCATACGACAAATAAAGGTACATAAAATGAACAAAGTAACAAAAGATTTGATGAAATGGTTTCCAACCCTTGATTGCGATCAAGCATTTGATTTGCACATGAAGTTGATGATGGAAGGTGTTGATTTCTCAGAGATCAGCAACAAAGAACTAAAGTCAGAAGCTGCTCGTTTGTTAGGGGCTGCATAAAAAATGAAATACTCATATATTCAATTAACAGACGAAGGCAAGCGCCAACTGATGCGTGAACTTAGCCGTGAGCTGACCGACAAAAAGATTGCAGAGCTTATGGATCAATTTGCAGATGGCGTGAAATTAGATAGCAACGGCGAACCGTACATCAAGATTGATCGTGACGAGGTACTGATGTGTGCTGTGCCAATGTACACACACTTTATTGACGTTAACCACATTGAAACCGTAACAGCTAACGAGGAGGACGGTAATGAATAAGCGTAACTGGCCTTACGGCACGGACATGAGCGAACCAAACTGGACGGGTCGCACGGCTCGACAGATGCGTGATTACAAACGACCTGATGACCGTATACCACCTGTAGCGTGGGTAATGGGTTTGTTAGCATTAGCGTTAGTGTTTGGTTTCTTTCCACTTTTATCATTGGTGATGCTATGAACCAAGTCGCTCGCAACACCGATCCGTCTACCAGTTGGGCTGCTGCTGACTCTGCAAAGGCTTTAGCGGCTCAACACGCCACGATCATCATTCAAGCCTTATGCAAGTATGGGGCGATGGGCAAAGACGGTATAGCGCAGATTACAGGACTTGATGGCAATCAGGTTGCGAGGCGGCTTAGTGAATTAGAACGCAACCATGAAATCCTGTTAACTGGTCGCAACGTACAAAGCAAATCTGGTCGGGCCGAAAGGGAATGGAAGGTAATGCCTAAACAAATGGATTTGATATGAGTTACATCATTGGAAATTTACCGCCAATTAAGTGTTTTGTGCGGCGTGAATTTTTATACAATTTTGAGAAAGGCCATGGTGAGCTTGAGCCTGCCATTTGGGTAAGCATCAAAGCAATCCGCGGGCAAGTGTTTCGCATTGAAAGCCTGTTGCCACGGTACGGCGCTTTGTACGACAAACTGCCGATCCAAGCCTATGTTTGGAATACTAAGCATGGCGATTTAGATTTTGACATTCTGCAACTTTGGGATTGCATGGGCTACAGGTTTAGCGTCCATGAAAAAATTGGCTTGCGTAACCTTGGGGTTAAATTCTTAGGTAAAGATAAAGAATGGCACTTTGGTAAATACCTGTTTACGGTGGACTTTTGTGCCGACGGTATGGATGTAGATACAGGATTTACTGAAGTTGCTGAAGAACACAAATCATTTAACTTTATCCGGTTAGATAATGGGCAGTTTGCAGCGCAGCCTAATAACCGATGCCTTTGGTACGACCAGTCGTTAATACCCGCTGAAACAATGTTTCCTGATTTTCAAGCATCACGCCATATTTGGACAGTAGACGGGTCACGCAAATGGTCAGCTGGTGACGATTGGTTCTACGACATAAACGAAAGGGGACTAAGTGAATGAGTTGGCTCTTTTCGCAGGCGCTGGTGGAGGAATACTTGGGGGACACCTACTTGGATGGCGAACCGTCTGTGCCGTTGAGTGGGAACAATACCCAGCAAGCGTATTGTGCGCCCGACAAAATGACAAAATTCTCCCGCCTTTCCCGATATGGGATGATTGTCAATCCTTTGACGGAAATCCGTGGCGAGGAATTGTTGACGTTGTATCTGGCGGGTTTCCCTGCCAAGACATTTCAGCGTCAGGAAGTGGTGGAGGAATTGAAGGGCCAAAATCCTCAATGTGGAAACACATGGCAAGGATCATTGGCGAGGTTAGACCCCAATACGTCTTTGTGGAAAACAGCCCAATCCTCACTTCTAGAGGACTTGGAGTTGTCCTTGCAGACCTTTCCAAAATGGGGTTTGATGCAAAATGGGGCGTTATATCAGCTGCCGACGTTGGTGCAAACCATCTCAGAGAGAGGATTTGGATTAGGGCAGTATGTAACGCCAACAACACGGGATTACAAAGGAATGAGCGGGTCAGGTTTTCGAGTAAGGCACGGCACAAATCACAATCTAGCCGATTGTCTTGGTGGAGTACCGAACCCAATGTTTTCAGAGTGGCTAATGGGATTCCCGCTAGGGTGGACAGACTTAAAGCCATTGGAAATGGACAAGTCCCTTTATGTGCAGCAACTGCATGGGAGTTACTTAAATGAGTGAATACAGCCCACACCCAGCGATTGAATACATTTGGGACAATGCGCCGGCATATGCCAAAGCAAAGGGCGAACTGGCGCAACTGGAGGCGTTCAAGTCAAGCCTAAAAGCCATCCTGATGAAAGAATCAGGCGAAACTAGCATTGGAGGCCAAGAGCGAGAGGCTTACGCTCACCCAAAGTATCAAACCCATTGTGATGCAATTGGGGCAGCAACCGAGCAGGCCGAGTTGCTTAAATGGCGCATGACAAGCGCACAAATGCGATTTGACGCATGGAGAACAGAACAAGCTAGTAACCGTCAGATTGAGAAAATAACAAAATGAGAACACTTACGGCTTTTTTTTCTGTCAACGAAGAAACTAAAATTAAATACTCAGAGTCGTTTATTGCTGAACATTGGGTAATTCAAGTCGATATATTAGGCGATTTGATTGCTGAATTAAAAGCAAAATATGACGCAATTCTTATTGAACAGAGAAAAACCAAATGAAAGATTATTCTGAAAGCCTAATTAAACTTAAAGCAATGCTGCATCAATACCAAAAACTTGTATTGCAGGGCAAATATGATGCAGCCGCTGACATTGCGTTGGATATGCAGATCGTTGTGGTTGACTTGCAAGAATGGACTGAGGCTCAAGTTGACCAAAGCGCAACGTAAACACTTTGAGAAACTGGCTAACCTTGGATGCTCATTATGCCGACACTTGGGGTATGGGGAAACACCCAGTCACATCCACCACATCAGACGATTAGGGATGAAACGTGAAAATGCGCCGGTTATACCGCTATGCCCGACTCATCATGTGGGCAATGATGGGGTACACGGACTGGGCAAAAAGGCGTTTGCTCAAAAATATGGGGTTACAGAAGAAGATTTATTAAATCAAACTGAGGCATTGTTATGAAATTATTTAAACAATTTACTTTTGAAGCCGCTCACACATTACCGGATTATCCACAGGTTCATGGTCATACTTATCATGTTGAAGTTTGCATTTGGGGTGAAAATTCAGACGATTATGTAATTCGTGAGGCTGAAGTTACAGATGAAATTTTAATTGTTAAAGATTTGCTTGACCATAAATATTTAAACGATTTTATTGAAGTACCAACTAGCGAAAACATTGCTAAATTTATTTGGAACGAGCTAGAGCATTTCCCATTGGTCGGTGTAAAAGTTGAACGACCATCATTAGGATTTGGCGTAATTTATCAAGGTGTTGAATGATTCATTATCATGGTCTGCCGATTACACCTGGTACTGCGGCGGCCCTTGCAATCACAACAGGCCATGCCTTTATTAGTTATGCCCATCCTGAACAACTGCCAATTGCCATTGAAGTTTGTCAAAGTTTTGCCGTAGACAATGGGGCATTCAGCGCATGGAAGAAAGGCAAACCGATACTTAATTGGTCGGGTTACTACGAATGGGCAGCAAAAGCTAAACTCGTCCCGTCTTGCGACTTTGCGGTGATTCCTGACGTAATTGACGGGAATGAGGCCGATAACGATGCATTATTAGCCGAATGGTCATTGCCTAAGTGGTTTGGCGCACCAGTTTGGCATATGCACGAATCATTTGATCGGTTAGAACGGTTAGCAAATGATTATCCAAGGGTTTGTTTAGGCAGTAGCGGCAATTACGCAACAATCGGCACACAACAATGGTGGCAACGTATTGCCCAAGCAATGCGGGTAATTTGCAATGATGACGGTCAACCGCTAGTAAAGTTGCACGGCTTGCGGATGTTGAACCCTGAAGTATTCACAAAGCTACCATTTGCGTCAGCTGACAGCACGAACATTGGCAGGAATATCGGAATAGACCAATCTTGGAAGGGAAACTATATGCCACCAAGCAAAGAAGTCAGAGCGCAAGTGATGAGAGCTAGAATTGAGTCGCACAATGCAGCGGCCCGATGGAATTTCTTTGTGCCTGAACAAATTCAACATTCATTAATATGAACCCATACAAAATTACAGAGCCAACATCAATTAGCTTTAGCGGCGGTAGAACGTCAGCTTATATGTTAAAAATGATTTTAGACGCTAATGGTGGCATTTTGCCTAAAGAAGCTATTGTTTGTTTTGCCAACACAGGAAAAGAAGAAGAGGCAACACTAAAGTTTGTCAACGATTGTTCTGTAAATTGGAATGTATCCATTCATTGGTTGGAATACCAAGATCACGATGAGCCTGCGCTACGCTATAAAGAAGTCACATATGAAACAGCAGCAAGGAACGGTGAGCCTTTTGAGGCTCTGATCCGTAAACGTCAGTATTTGCCAAACCCAGTTACTAGATATTGCACTGCAGAATTAAAAATACGAACAATGGCGTGTTTTCTCGTACAAACTGGTTTATTTGCAAATTGGACCAAATCAGACGTTGAAAATTTGTCTGGATGGATGGGGTTAAGGTACGACGAGGCAAGGCGTGCGGCTAAGATTTCTGACAAACGAAGAATTCCATTATTTACGGCCGGCGTGACAATTAAAGATATTTCTGAATTTTGGGATAAACAATCCTTTAATCTTGAGTTGCCTACATATAACGGGCGTACTTTGGCAGGGAATTGTGATTTGTGTTTTTTAAAGCCAGCTAATCAAGTTGCTACGTTAATTGCTGAAAAACCAGAACGTGCAACATGGTGGGCAAACATGGAAGGATTGGCGTTGGCAACAAGGGCAAGTGGCAACGTATTTAGGCAAGATCGACCAGGCTACGCAAGCATGGTCAAGTTTGCGGCAGATCAAAAAACAATATTTGACCCAGATGAAGAAGGCATTGCCTGCTTTTGTGGAGATTGATGAGAGCAAAAAGAGTTGACGTTAATCAAAAAGAGATTGTTGCTGCGCTGCGACAATTGGGATTTTCTGTCACCGATTTATCAGCCGTAGGTAAAGGTTGCCCAGACTTGTTAGCGGGTAAACATGGGGTTACTTATTTATTTGAGATTAAACGGGACAACAAAGCAAAATTTACACCGCAGCAAATTGAATGGCAAAACGGTTGGAAAGGTGGTATTTTTGTTAGAATTGAGACTATTGACGATGTTTTAGCATTGTGAGGTCACTATGGACTATCCTGCCGTTTTCGTTGCAACCTTGTTCCACTCTGGGACAAACGCTCACTTCATGCACTTGCAAACAGACTCTTATGCCAAGCATAAAGCGTTGCAAAAATACTACGAAGGCATTATTGACTTAGTTGATACTTGGGCAGAAACATACCAAGGGGCTTACGAGCAGATTAAAAGCTATCCTAAAGACTTTCACTTAGCCACAGACCCAGTTAAGTACATTACTAGCGTCAAAGCCTTTGTAAAGGATATTCGTGACGAATTGCCTAAAGACACAGAGCTACAGAACATCATTGACGAGATTGCAGGCTTACTAAACTCAACACTTTACAAATTGAGGGCGTTTAAATGAATAAGCCTGGACTCTACGCCAATATTCTTGCAAAACAAGAACGCATCAAAGCTGGCAGCGGTGAGAAGATGAGAAAGCCTGGTGATCCAGGCGCACCAACTGCTAAAGACTTCAAAGAATCAGCTAAGACAGCTAAAGACGAGAAGAAATGACAGCGGCTTGGCAACGCAAAGAGGGGCAAAACGCTGCTGGCGGTCTAAATGCCAAGGGTCGAGCGAGTGCCAAAGCAGAGGGCATGAACCTCAAGCCACCAGTCAAATCAGGTGACAATCCACGCCGAGCCAGTTTTCTCGCACGAATGGGCAATATGCCAGGGCCAATGGAGAAAGACGGGAAACCCACCAGACTAGCCCTAGCTTTGAAAGCATGGGGCGCATCAAGCAAAGAAGATGCAAGGGCAAAAGCTAAGAATATCAGCGAACGCAATAAGTAAGCTAAACTCAATCTATCTTAAATCTAAGACCATTGAGAAAAGATATGGCAATTGAAAAACAATCCAAGATTATCAAAGGCGGCAAAAGGGAAGGCGCAGGTAGGCCTGTTGGTATTCCTAACAAAAGCACAACTAAAGCTAGAGAGGCTATAGCAGCCTTTGTAGACGGTAACGCTGACAAACTACAAGAATGGCTTGACCAAATTGCAACAGATGAACGGTATGGCCCAAAGACAGCCTTTGATTGTTTTATGGCTGTTGCTGAATACCACGTTCCTAAACTTGCACGAACCGAACATACTGGCGCTAATGATGGCCCGATTGAACTGGTGGTCAAGTGGCAAGACGGGAAGTAACGCTGCCTTACAGTCCACGGGATGCGTTTAAACCGTTTCATAACCGCACCGAGCGTTGGGCTTGTCTTGTCGCACACCGACGAGCCGGCAAGACAGTCGCAGCCATTAACGACATTGTTCGGGCTGCACTCATGTGCAAAAGCACAAACCCACTATTTGCATACATTGCGCCATTTCGTAGCCAGGCTAAGTCTGTGGCTTGGGACTATCTGAAACACTTTGCAGCGCCTGTACTTGCGTCATCTAACGAGGCCGAGCTAACCATCGAGCTTATAACTGGCGGCAAGATACGCTTGTTTGGGGCTGACAACGCAGATGCCATGCGTGGCTTGGGCTTTGATGGCGTGTTTATGGATGAATACGGGGACTTTAGACCTAGCGTTTGGGGTAACGTCATTCGACCTACATTGTCGGACAAGCAGGGTTGGGCTGTGTTTGCCGGTACGCCAAAGGGTAAGAATCAGTTTTGGCAGATATTTGAGTTAGCAAAGAAAACGCCTGACGAGTGGTTTCACCTTGTTCTCAAGGCTAGTGAGTCTGGACTGCTACCCGACACAGAGCTACGGGCAGCTGCCGCACAGATCAGCGATGACCAGTTCTTGCAAGAGTACGAGTGTTCGTTTGAGGCGGCAATCCTTGGTGCTTTTTATGGCGAGGACTTGCGTAGAATCACAGATGCCGGTCAAGTTAGGCGTGTTGATTACGATCCGCACTTACCAACCTACACGGCTTGGGACTTAGGCTATCGTGATGACACGGCTATTTGGTGGTATCAGGTGGTACGCAACGAAATCCACATCATTGATTATTTTGCAATAAGTGGTGCAAACATTGCAGAAATAGCTAAAATAGTCGTAGAAAAGCCGTATAAATACGCAAAACATTACCTACCGCACGATGCAAGGGCTAAAACTCTAGCAGCAGCGGGTAAGTCAGTCATTGAGCAATTAGCAGAGTATCTAGGCATCAACAATATGGCGATTGTGCCTGATTTGTCGGTGCAAGATGGGATTCAAGCGGTGCGTCAGATGTTGCCGCAATGTTGGTTTGACAGCGAACGAACGCATGATGGGCTAGAGGCACTAAGGCAATATCAGCGGGAATACGACGAGGATAAGAAGGCATTTAGGCAAACGCCCAGGCATGATTGGACAAGCCACCCAGCAGATGCGTTCCGAATGTTGGCGATTGCTTGGAGGCTAGAGCCGAAAGTTAAGCAGCCAGATATGGTTAAGCCGTTGATTGTCGGGCCTGAGAACACAGTAACTTTAAATGATATGTGGGCAACCCACACCACCAACCGGAGTAGAAGATTATGAGCGGCGTACCACAACCTTATGAATATCAATACGAACACGTTGCAGCAAGTCAGACCGCACAAGTTTTAGGCGGCACAGGCGCAATTGGTGACTATTTACATCGTTTAATTTGTACTGTTGCCACAGCGGCAACAGGTGGCGTTACCATCGTCGATGGCTCATTCTCGCACGTTCTTTTGCCAGCAGTAGCGGGAACAGGCGTTAACGTCTACAACATTGAAGTAAACGCTATTTCTCGTAGCGGGCCGTGGAAGGTCACAACTGGCGCAGGCGTAGAAGTAATAGCTGTTGGCATTTTCAGCGCATGATCGTAGCGAGCGTATTGCGGTTAGGTGGCGATTTCAAGCCTGAACACGTTTATGCGTTGCAAAAGATGTGCGCCAAGTATCTGCCACCGCATGAGTTTGTGTGTCTGTCGGACGTTGAGTTGGAGTGCAAAACCATCCCTTTGATGCATGATTGGGTTGGTTGGTGGGCAAAGATGGAGTTGTTTCGGCTACCAAGTGCGTTGTACTTTGACCTTGACACGGTGCTAACTGGTGACTGTACGGCAATGATCGAGGCGGCAAAGCAGCACGATTTTGTGATTATGCGTGACGTTTATCGGGGTCAGTACAACCCAAAAGCTATGCAGAGCAGCATGATGTACTGGTCGAAACCTGTTGATTTGTATGACAAGTTTGCAGCATTACAAATGTACACGGCGGGTGGTGACCAGTCGTACATTGAACACTTTATGCGGGACAAAGTGACGTACTGGCAAGATATTGCAGATGGAATTGTTAGCTTTAAGGCTGATGTGCTGCCCAAAGGGTTAGACGATGCCAAGGTAGTGATATTCCACGGCAAACCAAGACCGTGGGAACAAACAAGGATACCGTATGAAATTGGTTGAAGGCTGGCAAGTTCCCGATATTGACGAGTGCTGCATTAACGCACTTTTGGTCGAGCTACCAGACTTGAATGTGAGCTATACCCACATGAACCAATTCCGTACAGTTATTCAGGCAGGCGGCAATATCGGCGTTTATCCCGCAACGATGGCAGGGCAATTTGAGCGTGTCATTACAGTCGAGCCTGATACGGTCAATTATCAATATTTGTTACTGAATGTTTTTAACCACGACAACATTGAGCATCATTGGGCTGCATTTGGTGACAAACACGGCACAGCGTCAGTCGAGCATCCATACCCTGAGAACATTGGGGCGCACCAGTTAAAGGCCGGCAACGATATTAAGGTCATGCCAATTGATTCTTTAGAAGTAGATGATTGCGACTTTATTCAATTAGACATTGAAGGCTACGAGCATTTAGCTATATTGGGCGCTGAACAAACAATTAAGAGAACGTATCCAGTTATCACTCTTGAGCTAAAAGGCTTGGGCAGTCGTTATGGATACACCGACGAGGACACAATCAACCTACTCCAAGAATGGGGCTACGAGATTGTCGGGCGGGTAAGCCGTGACGTAATTTTTGCGAGATACTAAGATGGAAGCATTGACTGGCGTTCAAAAGTGGCTAAACGTAATTAGCCAATACGACAATGAGTTTAAGAAATGGGAAGCTCGCACAAATAAGATTGTGAGGCGTTACCGTGATGACAACCGTAATCAAAACACGAACGAAACCGCTAAATTCAACATTTTGTGGTCTAACGTACAGACGCTGATTCCTGCTGTATATGCCAGGTTGCCAAAGGCTGACGTATCTCGACGCTTTGGGGATAACGACCCAGTTGCCCGTGTTGCGAGTCAATTGATAGAACGTGCCTTGGACTTTGAGATCGAGCATTACACCGATTTCAGATCGACCATGAAACACGCAGTTGAGGACAGGTTCTTGGGTGGTCGAGGCGTGGCATGGGTGCGCTACGAGCCGCACG